TCTGTCGGGTGCGTAATGCGGTCTATCTGCAGGGGCCGGCGGCCGCTCAGCTGAGGTTCGCGGCTGTCAACCTGCCGGCGTCGGTGCGCGGCGTGGCCATGCCGCCACGAAGCACTACGGTGTCGGCATCCAGCCGAAGCAGGTGAAGCAGGTGGGCGGCCGTGATGGCGCGGGTGATGCCCTGCGCCGGATCGAAGACGAAGACGGTGGAAGAGGTCGACCGATCCAGGTCGATACGCAGGCCTGTCCTCGTGCTTTCCACCTCACCGATCGCGTGCGCGGCCATCGTTTCAGCGGTCTCGGCCGACAAGTCGGCTTTCGCCATCAGCATCTGAACGATCTTGGCCATCAGCGCGTCGCGCATCGGATGGCGAAGATCTGCCGGCAGGCGAATACGGGCGAATTCGACGGCCTCGAAGTGCAGGGCGTCACGGTCGGTTCTGGCGCGGCTCATAGAAGGTTTCCTTGGCGAGGGTCGGTAAGCGCGGCGATCTGGCGTGCGCGGTCAACGTGCGGCGACATCGGCACCATCACATCGGGATTCAGAACAGGCGGGAGATTCAGCGAGCGGATCGCCTCGAGGGCAGACACCCACGCGTAATTGCAGTCGAGGTTCTGACAGACGAAGGTCAGCTCGCGCATCGTCGTGGACATCTCGCGGCTGCGGCGAACGATCGAACGGGTTCCGCAATGCGGGCAGCACATGGAAATGACCACGGTGAGTTATTTCCTTCGCCCGATTTCGCGCAGATAAGCCGTAAGGCCCCGATTCATCAACAGTCGTGCGAACGACGCAACGGATCGACTATCCGCCGCAGCGTGCGAGCGCAACTGTTCGAATTCATCTGGCGGAACGCGCAAGCCGATCATCCGCATGGGCGGCTTCGGTGCCCGGCCGGCGGGCTTTGGTGTACGTTTCATGTGTGACAGGTGAAATCAAAGAGTGACACTTTGATTCTGGTGAGAATTATCGCACCTGTCAACCGAAAGGGTGAGAAAAAATGCGCATTGAAATGGGAGCTCGCCTCCGCGAAGAGAGGGAGCGGCTGGGGCTGTCGCAGTCAGAATTTGCGGCGCTCGGTGGAGCGACGAAGCGGACGCAGATCGCGTGGGAAAAAGGCGAGCAAGTGCCGAATGCCGAGTTCCTGGCGCACGCAGCGGCGCAGGGTGTCGACGTTCTGTTTGTTGTCACAGGTACACGAATGCCGACCTTGCCGGCCGCACCTCAGTCGCTTGACGACGACGCGCAAGCGATGGTCGAAATTTATCGACGATTGCCGATCGACGACCGGGCAGCAGTTCGGAGAATTGCCAATTCGGCAGCTAAACCAGCCGTCGAACCGAAGAAGCGTGCGCGCGGCGGTGAATGACGAAAGGTTTTGAACCGGCCCTGCGCTGCCGATATGAATAAGCGTTGCGTCGATACTTGATGCCGGTTGTGTATCGAAGCTCGATCGTGACATCCAAAATTAACCGTAAAGCGTCCGTACGATATGGCCACAAATAGCGCTGTCCCAGCATACTCGACCGAATCCATGGGGGTTCGTTTGTTCCAGGTCGAGCCCGCAAATCCGAATAGCTTGCCTCTCGTGGATGTGCTTCATCAGATTGCGAGTACGCCCCTCGGTGATCGAAATCGAGAAGTAGCAGGTGGCGCGATCGTGCGGGTCGAAGACATCGTCCCGCCCAGCCAAGCTAATGGCGTATGGAAACTCGATTTTGTCAGGCTGCGCTATTCGCATGGTCCTGGACGCGGCTCGGCGAATCGTCCGGTGACGGGGTTCGATATGTCAAACGGCGATGGGTTCGCGGAAGAGACCGCGATGCTCTATTGCCCGAGCACTGAAACCGTTTACTGTCAATACAATCATTTCGGCGTGAAGGACGGCGCCGCGGCATCTTACTTCGGACTCTTCGGTGGGGCGCAATATGCTGGTTTTGAGTTCTTGCCGATCCTCGACGACCGGGTGACGGCAAAGCTTGCAGCAGCGACAGAAATCAAGACTGTTGATTTTAAGATTGCGCCGGGCCGCCTCAGCCCGCAGTTCCGCGCTAACAATATATCTATCGAGAACGCCATTCGCGCGGCGGAGGCTCTCGGTGCACCCTACATCGAAATGACGATTAGTGTTGGACACTCGGCATCTGGCCTTCGTGCCGGTGCGGTGCGTTCCCTCATTTCTCACCTGCAGAGGATGATTCAAGGTGATCGAGGGCGTGCGATGACCTCAAATAGCAACAGAAATAATGCCGTGCACAAAGCGCAGGTGAAAGCTCGCGTGCCAGATGCAAATGGTTTCGCGATGAGCGAAGTTTTAGATCTAATCGCACCGACCTTGCGCTACGATATGGGGGTGCGCAAAAGCTCATCTGACCTCCGCTTCAGCCGGGCTTCTAGGTATGGTGCACTAGAATTTGCGCGTGCGAGTCGGAATAGAGACCTTAACCCTTGAGCACTTTAACGATTGAGAGGCTGTATCCATATATCGGCGCAATGATTTGTGCTGGGATATGGCTCGCGCTCGGTCTTTCGTTCCCCGATGCGCCGGAGTCATTTCTTTCGGCTGCCTTGACGTTCTCCACCGTTCTATTGGGCTTCGTCGCTACGACTCAAGCAATTCTGATGGCTTTGCCGCCCGACTCGATTTACGGGCAGTTAAAGAAAGCAAATTACGGACCCGTCTTTGTCACGTACTTCGCCGACGCTATTTATGGGCTGCTGCTGTTCTCGTTCATGAATTTGTGCGGCTTTTTTGTTTCTGCGAAATGGAATTTTTTATTCCAAATAGTTTGGGCATTGCTTGCCGGGTTTTCATTTCTCAGCTTCCACCGTGTTGCGAAACTTACGCTCCGGATTATGTCCAAGTGACCAGCTGACCCCGATTTGCTCGGGATTAGCTGTCGAAGCACTTAAGGTCAATGCCGGTCGGAGGTGGGGCGGGTTGGCGTTCGCCCGTCTGGGCCTTCGAGCAGCCGCCGCGTGCCGGTTCGCTCGGCGATCACACACGGCTCCTTGTCGAGTTTTTCTTTCGTCTGTCCGACGATGGAGGTAGACAACGTATGGTGCTCGCCGACGAAGTCGAGGGCATGCCGCGCATTGGTGATGCGGTGGTGAAGCCGGGCGATTTCCCATAGGCATTCGCGCAGTTCCGGCGTCACCGGGCCGCGCGAGATCTCAGCCAGCCGTGTGAGGCTCATCGGCGTCAGTCGGCCGATTCGGATGGATTTCGCGATGCTCATGTGCGCCTCCCTGAAGTACTGTGTTTTTATACAGTACAACAGCGAGGGAAGCTGTTCAATCGTCGCCGTCTGACGTGTCGGGCGGATCTTCGACCAGGTCGGGCCGGTCGGTTGTCTCGAGCTCGAGCGATGTTGTAAATCCGCTGCTGCTGAGCTCGTGGACGGCGCGCGCTGTGATCCAGGTTGTGGCGCTGATCTGCTGCTTCATGCCGGTGAAGCGGACGCTCGTCTGCGGTGCGAGATCTGCGCGCCCGTAGGCCAGCGTGAAATGCATCGTCGCGGCGCCACGCTGGACCCGCTCCCATTCGGCCTTCGCGGCGTCCAGCGCGTCGCGCTCGCTGGCATAGGTGTCGCGCAGCCGCTTCGCGTTGCCGGACACCCCGGCGATGACGCTGCGGCGCTGCGCTTTCCTCGGGTCGTGCCAGTACGCGCGCACCCCGCTGTAGGAGTCGCGACCCGCTTCCTGGTACCGGTGTCGATCGCCGTCGACGCGCGCGATCGTGATGGTGGGCAACGGCGTGCCGCTGGCCGTCGCCGACATGCGCGCCGGCAGAAACAGCAGGTGGCCCGATTTCACGGTGGCCACGGCATCGAAGCGCTTGCCGAGCCTGGTCAGGAAGTGAAGGTCGGATTCCGCCGCCTGGTCGACGTGTTCGATGACAGTGCCGGCGGCCGCGCCGACCCGCGCGGCCAGGCCGTGGTCGCCGGCGATCGCGGCGACGATCTGCCCGATCGTCTGGCCGTGGAAACTGCGATCTTTCCGCACGCGCATGGCTTCCTGCATGTCCGCACTGCGCGCCCGGATGGTCAGGATGTCGGGCGCGCCGCTGTGCTCCACTTCGTCGACGATGAATCGGCCCTTCTGCACCAGGCCGGTGTCCGCCCACCCGAGGGCAACTGTCAGGGCGACACCTTTGCGCGGGATGGCGACTTGGCCGTCGTGATCGCTGATGACGATGTCCAGCTGGTCGACTTCCTCGCTGCGCGCTTCGGTGATGCGAAGGCTCTGCAGGCGCGGCGCGATTTTCGCGCTCACGTCTTTCCCGTCGAGCGTCACCCGCCAGGCTGGCGTCCGGTGCCCGCTCATGCCGACATGCCCGCGTTGACCAGGTCGCCGGCCATCAGCTGGCTCGAGTCGGCCATGGCGACCTCGTTGTCGACCCTGCTTTCGTCGACGCGCTTCAGCGAAAGGTCGAATTCGATGCGGCGCGGCGTGCCGTCGCCGAAGAAGAGCGTCGCGGTCTCGGTGAGGTTGTCGATCACGTAAGCGCCGTAGACGCTGCCAGTCCCGTCGACGAGCACGTAGGCCAGTCCGGTATCACCCATCTTGCGTAATGCGTCCAGCGAGGCCCTGCGGCCCTGGATCTGGGGGGTAATCAGGCCGGGCAGGTTCACGGTCTCCGCGCCGATGCCCAGAAACTGATTCCCGTCGCGCGTGCCGACGCGTGCTACGTCGGCATGCTTCCAGGCGTTCACCCGGCGGAATTCCTGGTAGGCGAGGGTTTCCATGCCGAAGGCGAAGAGCCCCAGCGACATCATGTTGTTGGCCATGCTCAATCCCCCCTGTCTGACATGCTCGAGCGGCCGCGCGCTGCGCGGTCGCTGTCACGCAGCTCGAGCTGCTGGCGAACGGCGGCCGCGATCGCCTGCGGATCTGCGCCGCCGGTGACGTTGATGTGAATCGTGATGGTGTCGCCGGCGACGACGGGCGCCGGGCGTGCAGCTGCAGCTGCGGCGATCGGAGGACGGGTGTCGAAGCGCAGCGGCTCGGCGTTGCCCAGCACGCCGGCGCCAGCCGGCGACAGCGCGCCGCCGGCGACGAGGGCTGTGGCCAGGGCCTTCGTCGCGCGGATGGCGTCAGGCTGCGCGCGCTCGATGCCGATCGCGGCGCCCTCGCTGATGTTCCCGCCGTAGCCGATGAACACCCGGCTGGGCGAGTGGATGCCCAGCTTCTCCTTGAACCATGACATGGTGCTGTCGGCCGCGCCGCCGATCGCGTCCTTCACGACGCCCAGGCTGTTCGAGATCCCGGCGGCGAAGCCCTGCAGGACCATGCTGCCGGCCTCGGTGAACTTCGCGGGCAGGTCGACGCCCAGGTAGCTCATCACGGCCGCGAACGCGGTGTAGAGCAGCCCGACCGGCGACCAGTTGACCAGCATCGCGCTGATGCTGCCGATGCCGCCGCTGAATGCTGTCTGCACCTGGCCCCAGAGACCGACGAAAAACGCCTTGATCGGATCCCAATACTGGTAGATCAGCAGCGCGGCCGTGCCGATCGCCGTGACGGCCAGGCCGATCGGGTTGGCCACCAGCGCCATGGTGACGGCGCGCACGGCGCCGAGCAGGAAGGGCAGCGCGCCCCTGGCCAGGCCCATCAGCACGCCGCCCAGGCCGCCGCCAGCGATGCCGAGGTAGGACATGGCCAGCTTCAGCCCGGCCAGCGGGATGAGCACGCTTCCCACGAGCAGCATCAGGCCGCCGAAGGCGAACAGCAGCGTCGCAATCACGGCGACCACGCGCCCGATCGTCGCGACGAGCTCGGGATTCGCTCGCGCCCACGCGCCGACGCTTGAGGCCATGCGGCCCAGGTAGTTGAGGACGGCCTTCATGTCGGGCGCCATCGCAGCGCCGATGTCGGCCAGGGCGTTGCTGTAGCTGCCGCCGGCGGCGTCCGCGACGTTCTGCAGCGTGGTGAGCTGCGCCTTCACGCGCTCCTGCAGGGACGCCTGGCCGTCGAGCTTGCTCTTCATTTCCTGGTACCCGGCCATGCCCTTCGACATGATCGTGTTGACGACCTGCAGCGTCTCGGCGTCGTCGCCGAAGAGCTCCTTCAGCACGCTCATGCGCTTCATGCTGTTCAGGTCTTTCAGCTTGTCCAGCTGCGCGAAGAGCTTGTCGAGCCCGCCGAACTCGCCCTTGCCGTCAGAAAAGTCGAGTTGCTGCTTCGGGTCGAGCAGGTCGTTCGCCTTGCCGAGCTTCTTGATGTCCAGCGTGGACTGGACGACCTTGCGGATCGCGTTGCCGGATGCTTCGCCCGCCATGCCGGCCTGGTCCATCATCGCGACGAGCGGGTTCAGCATCTGGACGGCCTCGAGCCCTTCCTTCTTGATGAGGCTCAGCGCCGGCGCGATCTTGCTGTAGGCGTTCAGCATGTTGTCGGGGTCGACGCCGGCGTAGAACCCGCGCTGGATGGCATCCATCAGCCCCATCATGTCGCCTTCGGTCGTGCGCGTGGCGTCCTGCATCTTGGCCGAGAACTCGGCGGCGCCGTCGAAGGGCATCTTCAGCAGCACGCCGGCGTAGGCCGTGGCCTCGCCCAGCCCGCCCAGGATGGCCTGGTCGCTCATGCCCTGGCGTTTGAGCATGGTCATCATGTTCTGGAAGTCGGCGGTCGTGCCGGGCAGCAGGTCGCCGAGCTCGGTGGCCAGGCGCTTGATCTTCTCGTACTGGTCCGACACCTCGGCACCCTTGCCCATCATCGACACCTGCAGCTGCGTCGCGGCGTCTTCCGCCGGCGCGAAAGCTTGCACGATCGCGCTGATCGGCCTGGTGACCGCGTAGCCGGCGCCGATGGCCACCGCGCCCGTCGCCGCCATGCTGCCGGCGGCGCTCTTCGACTTCGCATAGGCGGCGTGCGCGGCGCCGAGGCGTTTCAGGCGGCTCGCCTGGTCGGCGATCTGCCGATTCGTCTGGTTGATGTTCTCGCGAAGCCGGATCTCGTCGCGGGCGAGGTTGGCGGTCGACACGCCGGCGGTGGCCAGGCCGTCGCGCAGGCGCTGGAGCTCTGCGCGCTGCTCGGCCTCGGCCGCCTTCAGCCGGCCGGCCGCGCGCACGGCGTTGTCGAAGTCGCGTTGCATGCCGCGCGTGGGCTCCGCAGTCCCGCGCATGGCGTTGGCCAGGTCGCGCACCCTGGCGCGCGCCTGGTCGAGATCTCCGCGTGTCTTGGCCAAGCCCTGCGACAGTTCGCGGAACTCGCCCACCTCGCGCTGCGCGGCGTTCAGCTGCTTCACCTTGTCCCGCAGTGCCTTCATCTCTCGGCCGGCTGCGGTGGCGCCGCCGAGGATCCGATTCAGCGGCGCGGTGATGTTCTCCATGGCGCCCAGGATGACGCGAAGGCGTAGGTCGTTGCTCATGTCTCGGATCCACTTCGTTGCCGGGCGCGCTCGCGCCAGGCCATCAGGTCGGCCAGGCCCATTTCATTCATCGCGGCCGGTGGCCAATGGAAAACGACCGCGATGTCTGCCATCGCGTCTTCTACTGCGCGAGGGATTCCCGCTGTGCCTTCTTGAGCAAAAAACTTGCGATGCTCACGCCCATTTCGGTCAGGTCGGCCGGGTCCAGCGCGCGCACTTCGTGGTCGACCAGGCTGGGCGTCGAGATCCGGGGAATCAGACGGGTGAGGGTGCCGACTTCCATGGCGGCGACCTCGTGCAGCGACAGGCCGCGCAGTTCGCCGGCGGAAGGCTTGCGCAGCGTCACGGCGGCGATGGTCTGGTCACCGCGAACGATCGGCACGTCGAGGGTGACGATCACGTCGCTGGTGGGCGTGGCGGTGGTGGTGCTTGCGGCGTTGGCCATGGTGGCTCCGGTGGTGTGGTGAAGGGTGCCGGCGGGCAGGCGCCGCCGGCGGAAGATCAGACGCCGATCGCGCGGCGGTGCTCGGCCAGGCGGTCGACGCCGCCATAGATCTCGATCATGTTGATGAGGTCGATTTCCACGTCGACGACGCCATTGACCGATTCCTTGTAGTAGGTCGCATCGGTGGTGATCTTCGTCGTGGTGTCCTCGCCGGGCTTCATCTCGCCCCGGTCGATCTCGTTGTGGCGGCCGCGAATGACGATCTCGACCGCGTCGACGGCGCCGGTGTCGTCACGCTGCAGCGAGCAGACGAAACGCAGCATCACGCCGCTCGCGGACGCGTTGCCCATCTGCTGGATGACCTGGCGGGCGTAGCCGCCCACCGTCCATTCGATCTGAAGGGCGTCGTCGTCCAGGCCGTGGTCGACCTTGACGGCGCCGGCCAGGCCGCCGCCACGGAAAGGCTCTTTCTTGCGGGTGAGCTTCGGCAGGGTGAACGATTCGGCCTCGCCCACGTAGGTGCGGCCTTCGTTGAAGATGTTCAGGTGCTTGAGTTTGGCGGGCAGGGCCATGGGTTACTCCGGCGGGTGGTTGGGTGACCAGGTGCGCGGCACCTGGTCGGATGGCGATCAGCCGTTGATGCGCGACGCGAAGTCGATCAGGTAGGTGTCGGTGATGCGCTGCTGGAAGTTCAGGTTTTCCAGCGGCGGGACCGGCGTGTAGTCGTAATCGATCGTGAGCTTGCCGCTCTTCAGGTTGTCGACGCTGTTCACCTCTTCGTCGTACCAGGCCTGGCCGTCGATGATGTAGCCGCGCGCCTTCAGGTCGGCAAACTTGCGATTGATGCCTTCGATGATGTCGCGGATCAGCGAGGGATGCATCGGCGCGTCGACCGGCCACATATGGGCCTCGGCGATCGTGTCGGCGATCACCTGCGCCGTGCGGGTGTAGTTCTCGAACGGGAACAGGCTGTCGGCGCCGGCGCACGTCCGGCTACCCCAGAAGCGGAAGCCGTTGTGGTTGATGAGCGTCGTGACATCGAGGGCGTTCAGGTAGCCCGCATCGGTGGCCGGGTTCTGCAGATCCCAGAACACGCTGCGGCTGATGCCGGTCACGTTGTTCACGACGACATTGGACAGCGTCTTGTGCCAGCCGACCTCTTCGTCGAGCTTGGCACGCAGGCCCAGGGCGACGGCGGTCGACGACAGCGTCGACGCGCTGCTGGTGACGGTGTTCCAGTTCTGGAAGTCCGGCCAGATCACCATGATTTCGCGCTGGCCGAAGGATTCGCGGTAGGCCGCGACCTCTTCCTTCGTCTGGCAGTCCCACGCCGACACGTAGGCGAAGGCGCGCAGCTGCTCGGCGACGCTGGCCAAGGCGACCGCGACCGCCTTGGTATCCAAGCCAGGCGCCCCGAGGATGCGCGGCTTGACCTGCAGCTGGCTCTGGGCGGCCAGCAGCGCGCGCATGCCGGTGTACTGGCCTTGCGCGTTCGTGCCGCCGATCACGTTGGTGGTGGTCTCGGCTTCGTCGTCGCCTTCGGCCACGCGCACGACGATCGTGAGCGGGCGCGCCTGGCTCGCGATCGCGTTCAGCGTGCGGGCGAGGGTGCCGGTCGTGCCGGCCTTGCCGACAGCCGTCAGCACGTTGGTGACGAGGACGGGCACGTTCAGGGGGAACATGGTCGCGTCGGCGTCGTCGGCCGTGGCGATCAGGCCGATGACGGCGGTTGCAATGGTGCGGATCGGTCGCGTGCCGGCGTTGATTTCGACGACGCGCGTGCCGTGGTGGTAATCGGTGGCCATGGAATTCTCCGGGTGGCGGTTGTATGGACTGCGGCAGCGGCGCTGCCAGGGAAACGGGGCGCGGGCTATGCCTGCGGCGTCCAGTTCGACGGACGTTCGGACAACTGCACGGGTGCGGCCAGGATCTCGCCGGCGCGGGGTTCCTTGATGAGGCCCTTCGCCACCAGCGCCTGCAGGCCTTGCTGGGCGTCTTCGCCGTTGAGGTCGATGTATTCGCTGACGGTCACGAACAGCATCACGTCAGCGACGACGATGTCGGTTTGCTGCGCGGCGGTGATGACCGCGCGTTCCTCGAGGGTGAAGCGCTTCAGGAATGCCAGCCGGGTGATGCGCCTGTCCTCGACGACCGGGGGCGTCGGCAGGTCGGGCGTGGGTGCGGGCGGCGCCCAGCCGTCGCCGGACAACTTCCAGCCAGGCCGGATATCGTCCGGTACGGGAGCGAATTGGGCAGCGAGGGCCGGGTGATACAGCTTTGGATTGCCGGTGATTTCCGCGACGGTATCGCCGTCGAAGCGTGCGTAGTTCGTCATGGCTCAATACTCCACAACGACGGAACCATTGCCGCCGTAGGTGATCGGGTAGGACTGTCCTGGAACGACGGGGATTTCGCCCATCGCGAAGCCACCGCCGCCGCCGCCAGGCCCTTGCATACCGGTCCTGCCGCCGCCGGTATACGGTTGCGCCTGCGCGCCTGGCGAGGACCAGAACCCTTGTGTCGAGACCTGGCCGCCTGAGCCGCCCGCCGACCATCCAGCGGCCACGGTTGCCGCCCCTCCCTGGCCAGGGCCGGCCGCACCAGGAACCCCGGTGTAGGGAACGCCCAGGTTCGGGAACGATTCGCCCGGAAACCGCGCGTAAAGGGAGATCACGCCCATCAAGAATGCGTCGCCTGCAGCTGGGTTTGCTGGTGTGCCGGATGCGCCAGGCGTGCCGCCAATCTGGCCGCCGGGAGTCGCGTCGCCGCCGTTGCCGAGGACGGACCCAGCCGCCCCGCCGGCGCCGCCGGCATAAGCCGAGCCCGAACCGCTCCAGGACGGTGTATCCGAACCCTTGCCCCCGTTCGCCCGGTAGTCACCGCCGATGCCGACGCCGCCGGTGCCGCCCGTGCTGCCCGGTACTGCTCCGCCACCAGTTGCAGAGATCAGCCCGCCGAACGAACTTGTCGGCCCGGCACCCGGTGTGCCGAACACCGACCCCGACCCCGTGCAGCGAACGCGCACCAAGGTGACGCCGGGCGGGCAGACCCATTGAACGGTCACGGAATCGCCGGACCCGCTCTCGTGCCCGAAGAGTCGGAACCGCATGGAGCCGAACGGCTCCATGCGACCACGAGCGGACGCCCAGGGCAGGCCGGCGACGGCCGCCGCAACGGCCGTGGGGGCTGCGGTGAGGAAGCGGCCCATTACGCCGCTTCCTCGAAGCCATGCACGCGCACGCTCACGTCGGCGGTTGACGCGCGAACGAATACCTTTTCGCCGGCCGAGCACACGACGCCGCTGCGCTCGAGCACGCCATTGGCGGGCACAGACGTGTCGTACTCGAGGAAGTCCGCCGCCGTGGGGGCGCCAGCCGATCCGACGCCGACCGCGATGCGGACCTTGGCGGCGGCCGCGCCTTTGTTGCAGGCGCTGATGCTCACGGTGGCCACCGTCGACGCCGGCACCGTGTAGATCGCGGTGTCGACGTTGGCGGTGGTCAGCGCGGCGGCGCCGAGTTTGCCTGCTGCCATGCTGGGCTCCTTAGAAAGTGGCGTGGAAATACCGCTGGGCGCGGGCGCCGCGTAGCAGCGCCTGCATGCGCGCAGCGGTGAGGTACTGGGTATGCGGGTCTTGCGTTGGGTTGACGTGTGCGGACAGTGACGCGGCCAGTTCGATATCGGTGGCGATCGCGGGCGGCAGCTGCGACAGCGGCACCAGGCCGTCGCCGTCGAGCGAAGCGACGCCATCGGCCACGCCGCGCTGCGCCTTGCGCAGGTACTGCGGGTGCGGGTCGGTCTTCGCTTCGTGCGCAGCGATGGCGTTCATCAGCGCCTGGTGAGTGGCCACCGACACCGACGGATCGACGGTCAGTTGCACCAGCGAGGCATTGCCCACCTGCAGAATCATGCGAATGACCAGGTCGCGGCCGCTGCCCTCCGTCAGGACAGGCTTGTAGGTCTCGGGGAAGTTGCCCACCGCGAGCAGGCGCGCGGCGGCGCCGCCGATCAGGCCGATCTCTCGCACGGTCCAGCCGCCGACCTCGGTCGGTACGACGGCTTCCACGATCAGCCACGAAGGGTTTTCGGGGTCGACCGTGATGCTGCTCAGCGGCACCCGGTGAACCTCGCGCTTCAGCGCCGTCATGGCCTCGGTGGGCACGATCGGCGCCCCGTTGCCGTCGCCGAGCGCCAGGTGAGTGAGCTCGACCGTCGTGCCGGCCGCTTGCGCGTTGATGACCGCAGCCGCGCCGCTGGTCGTCAGCAGGGTGAAGTAAGTGCTCATACGGCCCTTGGATAGATGGAAGTGGTTGCGCAGTCGTAGTGCCCGATGCCAGCGCTGACGCGCAGCACGGGCGCCGTGATGTCGGTGACCTGGTGCGGCTGGATCGTGACCCGGTCGCCGCCGAGCGTCGCGCACCCGGCGTAGACGGTCCCCCGGCTGGCCACAGAGATGACCAGGCGGCGCAAGTGCGACCTGGCCGGCTTGTACGCGTCGATCAGCTGGGTGAGCTGGGGGTAGAGGTCTTCGGTCAGCGGGCGGTCGGTGACGGCGATGTCGACATCGAATTCCGCCCAATGCGCGCCCTCGGGGCGCTCGATCAGCTTCGCGCTGTCGACCACGCGTGACAGGGCACGCTTGACGGCCCACGGCGTGCCGCGCCGGCGGTGCAAAGCGAAGGCCTCGGCGATGGCCGTGCGCTTGTTCGCTTCCGACCAGGTCGGATTCCATTCGTCGACGGCGACCGACCAGGCAAGCCACGGCAGCAGCGCCGCGCCGATCGCGTGCGGGTTCCAGGCGTCGCGCGCCGGCGTTGGCAGTGCGGTCGCCTCGGCAAGGGTTTCAGCGGTCGCGCGGGCGAGCGGGGTGGCGTTGGGGGCGAGTAGGCTACCCATTCGACGCCTCGATCGTCACGGCCGTGCAGAGGGTGGCGCCCAGCGGGCCGGGGTCCAGCAGGATGTCGGTACCGGTGTCGGCAGCGGGCGCGATGAGTTCCACGCGCGTGACGCCCGGCTGGCGAAGCGCCGCGATCAGGCCCGACCTGGTGACCTTCATGCCCAGGCGATACGCCTGCTTGACGTGTGCCCATACAGCAGCGTTGGCCGCTGCCGCCACGACAGCCGTTTCAGGGCCGGCGCCGATCTCGATCGCGGCGATCACCTGATAGGTGGTGACCGTGGCACCGACGACCGACACCCGATCGTTCAGCGGCCGCACGGTTTCACCGCTCAGCGCCGCCAGGACCGTCGCCAGCAGCGAAGGACTGGCAGCACCATCAGCCGCGCGACTCAGGATCGTCACCAGCACCTCGCCCGGCGTCGGGCTGGACACTGCGGCGTCGAGCACGTCCGCATGTGCCTGGCGTGCGTGCTTCAGATATGCACCGACCGGGCCGGCGCTGCTGAAGGCATACGGCGCCTGCTGGATGCGAGCGCGCAGCGTGGCGTCCGACTCGCCGGCGAGCCGCTGCGTGTCGGTAAGGGTGCCCAGGTGATCGAGCATCGAGCCGGTGGCGGTGGCCAGCAGCACGGCCAGCACGGAATCATTCACACGCTGGCGCAACGTCATTTCGAGATAGGCGTTTTCCTCGAGCAGGGCCACCAGCGGTTCCGATTCGAGCTCGAGCGTTGGGGCAGCGTCGGGGAAGCGTTCGATCAGCCGCGCTTTGCGAGCGGCCAGGATCGTTTCGTAGTCGATGGTTTCGACCGCGTCAGGCGGCGGCAGAAGCGACAGGTCGATGATCGTGCTCATGAGGGCCTTCCGACAGGGACAGACACGGCGACGGCGGACCCGTCGACCAGCGAGCCGGTGATTTCCAGCACGGCGCGGCCGTCGAAACCGATGTGGGTGACGTAGATCCGCGAGATCCGAATGCGGGGCTCCCAGCGCATCAGCGCGGTCGCGGCCGCCGCGTACAGGCGCACGAACGTGCCGCCGGTCGACGGCGCGTCGATGAGCTCGGGGACGAGGCTGCCGTACTCGCGGCGCTCGATGCGCGTGCCGATCAGGGTGCCGAGGATGTCGGCGATCGACTGGCGCAGGTGGGCCGCGCCCTCGATGCGGCGGCCGGTGGTGGCGTCCATGCCGATCATGCCGGCGGCCCTCCGGTGCCGTTGCCGCCGGAATTGGTGTGTACGTGGGTCTCCAGCACGACGCCGTTGCTGCTCAGCTCGCCGTCGACCTGGATCAGCGGCCCGGTGATCGTGTTGCCCACGTTGCCGCCGTGGCCGGCGAGGCCTGCCTTGTACGTCAGCAGACCATGCACGACCAGGTTGCCCGTGACATCCGAATCGGGGCATTCGATGGTGAGGTGCTCGGCGGCCTGGACGGTGACGGTCCGAATCCCCGTCAGGCGCAGGTCGCCCGTGGCGTGGTTGTAGGTCGTGCGAGCGCCGTCCGGGTAGTTGACGACGTGTTCGTCGGGGCTGGCGCTGGGCGAGGGGTGCGCGTCCGAGTACAGGCCGACGATGGCGGTACCGGCGGCGAGGTCGCCATTGGGCGAAACCAGCATCACCTGTTCGCCTACCGTTGGCGGCGACCAGGTCGTCGTCGCGCCGGCGCGTGCAGACGCCCAGCGCACGGCGCCGGTGGTGATCTCGCCGAGGTTGACGCGGACGGTCACGGCGGCGTGGTCAACTGCCGCGATCGTGCCGTAGCGAATGAGATTCGCGATCCGGCGTTCCAGTTCTGCAGGGGTGCTCATGCAGTCATGGTGCCGGCGGGGGGATGCCCGCGCAGCAAGCCGGATCGGTAAAGAGGCGCATTACCCACCGCTCGAAAATCAGCGGAAAACGGCGTGGGCTCTGGCTCGGGAATGATACCGCTATCCGCCGCCGGCGATGTGCTTCAGCAACGTGTCGGCGATGAATTCGCGATCTTGCTCGTTGAGGCCGATGAGCACGCGCGCAGGCGTGACAAGCAGCTGGCCACGGCGCGATGTGCGCCGCTGGCCGAACTGGTGGACGCGGGCGATGGTCGCGCCGCGCCCTTCAAAGCCGACCGCGATTTCGTCGGCGGTGGTCGTCGCCTTGAGGAAGCGCGAGGTCCGCAGCTTGGCGAACATGCCGCGCCGGCGGATCTGGCCAGCGCGTGCGCGGAGACCCTTCGGCATCGGCGCGCGTGGGGCGTAGGCGGACCCGTCTGGCGCCTTCTGGCTGGCGATGCGCTGGCTTTGCCGCTGGCGGATCTCGCCGCCCACTGCGCGCATCACTCGGCCGCGCTCTGCAGGTGCAAGCCTGGCCAGCAGGCCGGCGGCCCATTCCTCGAGGGCGTCGAAGTCGCTCATACGAAGGGCTCGATGTTCCACCGCGCGACCAGGTCGTCGCGCACGTACAGATCCCACTGTTCGGCCGTCAGGGTCACGCTGGGGTCAGGCGGCTCGCCGATGTGCGTGGCCTCGAGGGCGCCGGGCCGGTCTTCCATCTTGCGCACGATCACGCGTTCCGTCAGATCGAGCTCGATGGACAGGTCGACCGTCTGCTGGTCGATGAACTCCACTTCAAAGCGGATACCCTTGTCGCGCAAGTCGGCGTTGTTGACCAGGTCCGGCTGGTGGACCCGCACCCAGGCCAGCAGCGGCACCATCACCGCAGCAGATTCGCCGGCGTAGTCCGTCAGGATCACGGTCAGGGTGTACCGGTATTCATGGGACAGCGACGCGGCGCCGGTGGCCACCAGGCGGCCCTTGTCCGCAAACACCTGCAGGCGCTCCGGGTTGGCAAGTAGATCCGGGTTCGCGGCAGTGAGGTGCGCCCTAAGGAGCTGGGGTTTCAGCATCGGCGCCGACCTCGATTCGGACCCATTCCTGCAGGGCGTTCAGCCTGGTCGCTACGCCGTTGGCTTCGGCGAAGAGGGCAATAAGATCCGCTCCATCCGCTGGATGAACGTCGGCGCGGCCGGCTCCATCATCCAGGCGGGCGGCAGCTGTCGGCGCGGCGCGGCCGGCAGGGCTTGTGCCGGCTCGGGCGGGGCAGGTGGCGCGGACTGACAACCGGACATCACCAGAAGCGACGCCACGCTGAAGATCAGTGCTGCTTTTTTGAGCATCTTGCAGTTCCTTGAAGTGCCGATTTTCTGAGGCGGCCTGGTCAGCCTTGCGGCGGTTGTCGATCTCGATGGCCCGTTGCAGCGCGTTGGCGGCGCGCAGGTTTGCCGTCGCGACGCGGTTGGCCGCCGCCTCGCGCTCTTCGGCGTGCTCTTGCTCGACAGTGGCGAGCTCGGCATCGTGCCGCCAGCCCTGCAGGACCATGGTCACGATGCACGCCATCACCACGCCGACGATGGTTTTCACGTCAGGCATCGCGAACCTCGAGCTCGAAGGGTTGGCCATCCATCACCGCCTGGAAGTCGGCGACGGCCTGCTTGCTCTGCATCACGACCTGCTGATGGTTCAGCATGCCGCGAGACAGGCCGAGCAGGATGCAGCCCTCGATGTCGCTACGAAGGCCCTTCTTCGTGTCGCCGCCATAGTTGCCGGCGTGGATCAGGATGCCCGACCTGGTCGGCACATTCGCGACGCCGTACACCTTGCCGAACTTGGCGGACTGGACGACGGCGCAGCGGTAGACGCCGGCCGGGATGGACGACTGTTGCTTGCGGTTGTCGCGCCAGGGAAGCTCGAGCGTGTTGCAGCCCCAGCCGATTTCGGTCGTCAGGCGGCCGAACGTGCCGTGGTCTGCGCTGGGCTCACGCTGCAGGATGACGCGCATCATTTCTCACCTCGGAACACGCGAAGCCATTCGGCCGTCCAGCTGACCGCGTCTTCACTCTCGAGGCGCGCCGTCCACCGCATGTAGCCGCCGAGGATCCACCAGGCAGGCAAGCCAGCGATCAGCATGCTCGGGCCGAGGATGTACAGCATGGCCAGGGCGGGATATTCGACGCCCGAGTGCGCAGCGAACCAGCGGGCCGACTCGGTGACGCCGGGCAACCAGGTCGCGACCAGGATCGCGAGCAGCGGGCCGAACAGGCACGAGCAGACGACAGTGGTCGTCACCCGAAGAACGAACTCGCGAGCGGATCGGGGCGGCAGCAGCAGCAGCCCAAGAATCGCGGCAAGGGTGGCGAAGACACCGAAGGCGGCGGCCAGTTTCACGGCGGCCAGCCCGGCAGCGCCGGCGGTCGTACTGGTGGGTTCCATAAATGCGGCCTTCTGAGCGGTTTGCATGGGGTTTCAGTCCCAGAGGTTGAGCGTGGGCACGATCGCCGCGCCTTGGGGGTCGGGAAGGGCCACGGCCGTGCCTTGCGGCAGGATTGGCCCGAGGTCGGCAATGCCGGGATTCATCAGAAGCACCTGCTCGACGACTGCACGCGTCGCCCGCAGGTGCCGCCAGCACAGCGCATCGATCGTGTCGCCCTGGCGTGCGACGACTTGCATCAGATGAGCTCGACGGTCAGGTGCGGCGCGCCCAGGATGTCGAGCACGGCGCAGCGGGCGACGCGGCGGGCATCGTCCGCCGACGTTTCCAGCGCGTCGGCCTTTCGGTCGCCGGCGGCCGTCGTGTCGAAGTCCCGGTACTGCTCCATCAGATCCGCGCGCGCCAGGTGGTAGACGGCGCGCAGGTAGTGATGCACCAGGCGGCTTTCACCAGCGACGGAATCGGCCGGCAGCCCGTCGAGCGATTCGGCACGGGCTTGATGCCTGGCCTTCCATCTTGCGAGCTCCTGGTTCACCTGAACCATCGCGTCGGTCAGCGACTCGGCGAGGCGCGCCGGCGTCACGTTGGGCGACAGCCGCACGATCTCGCGCGCCAGTCCCGGGTCCACGTCGGGGAACCATCCGTCGTTCTGGATCTTGGGTGCCGGCGTGCCAGCGGCCGGCGGGCTTTGTGTCGGGGGCAGTGCAGCGAAGGACATGCGGATTCCTAGAGGCGGTGGGCGGGGTTCGGGATGCTGGGAATCAACCCCATCCGTCCCCCCGCGCCGCCATGCGCCATTGGTGCAGGGTTGGCGGCTTACGCCGCCGAATTCTTGATGTCGGCTTCCAGCGCGGCGATGTCGCGCTTTACGCCGGCGTTCGTGTTGAGCTCGAGCGCGCGGGACAGCGCACCCAGCGCGTCGGCCTTGTTGCCGATCTGGCGCAGCGCCAGGCCGAGCGCCTTCAGCAGCTTCGCGCGGGCTTGGTCCGGCATGTCGTGATCGGCCGTCAGCGCGTTGGTGCGAGACAGCACCTCCGCGTCGAAGGGCAGGTCGGCACGCAGGGCGGCCAGGGCCTTGTCGGCGATCTCGTCGGCCAGGACCGTCGCGATCGGGCGTTCGTACTGGTCGGGCAGCACCAGGCCGTGACGCAGCGCGTAGGCCGCGATGTCGAGGGCGCGCCCGAAGGCGCCGGCGTCGATCGCCCAGACGAGCACCGTTGCCAGGACATCGTCCTGGCCGCCACGATCAGCGCCCAACACGCCGTCCACCCAGGGGAAGTACTCCGGCAGGATCTCCGCCTTGACGACGGCCTTGCGCTCGAGGGACTGCACCGCTTTCAGGCGGACGCGGTCGGAGTGCAGCTTGGCCAGCATCAGGTCGTAGGGGTTGCCGGCGGGCGCGATGGCCGAAGCCAGCGCGCCGGTCGACAGCGCCCCGCTGACGCGCTGGAAGTGGCGACGGGCGGGGCTGCTCATTACGCGCCCTCGGCCGGTGCCAGGATCTCGATGTTCTCGATCAGGCAACCCAGGTCGTAGTCCTCGACGACGTAATCGTCGTTGGACGACTCGAAGTTCTCGATTCGGTCGCGCTTGGCGTTGTCCACCAGCTGGCGACGGCGGCCGCCGAGCTGGTAGTACACCGACAGGTTGTCGAAAGTCGTGATGAACACGCTGCCCGCCGGGAAGAACGGCGCAGCGACGGCGGGCAGGTTGCCCAGGCGGCGCTGCGACACGATCAACTGCGCGGCCAGCTGTTCGGTCGGCTTGTCGGTGGTGTTGACGATCGGGAAGTACTTGTCGTGCAGCAGGTCGCGCGACACGACGGCCACGAGCGCCGGGTTCGACTGATGCCAGGGCGCGATCAGGTTCGCCACGGCATCCATCACCAGCGCGTCGAGGTTGCGGTAGTCGCCACCGGCGCCAACGCGGATCTTGTTGGCCGTGCTGCCTTCCTTCAGCACGCGGGCCGGCGCATGGGTGCGGTACTTCTGCAGCCAACCGATGCCGACGTCCTGCAGCATCGGGTTCTGCGCGCGATTCGAGGTCGCGGCGCGCGTGATGCCGTTGAAGCCGATCGTGATGCGGTCGAGGGCCTGACGGATCACCAGCGCATTGCGCATGCGGGTCTGGAAGTCCTTGAACTTCGCCCAGGCGTCGAGCTTCGCATAGCCGACATGGCTGTCGAAGTTGGTCTGGCGGCAGTGATAGCCGTTCTCGTCGACGCCGGTCGGGTCCGTGGTCTCGCGGTCTTTCAGCGCGGTGTCGGTAGTGCTGGCGATCGAGCTGCCCACGCCGAGGCCGAGCTTCGAGCCCTGCGCTTCGTCGACGCCGATGATGTTGATCTTCTTCAGGAAGTCGCTGGACTCCTGCACGGCGGTTTCCAGCTTCTGCTGGATGGACGGATCGACGGCGAATTTCACGGTCGCATCGGCGACGCCGTTGAGCTTCGCAACCTGGCCGATATAGCCGGTGTACACCTGACGGGTGCTGTTTTGCATGGGAACTCCGTGGAAAGAGGGGAACGGGCGCGAGGGCGCGCGATCAGAAGTCGGTGAGGGCCAGGCCGGCGCCGCCGGTGACCAGGGGAGGGCGGGCGCCCGGCTGCTCGGTGTGGTCGATCTTCTGGGCGAAGCCGTCGACCTTTTCGGTCAGCGCGGTCACGGCAGCGGCCAGCTTCGTGACCTGGTCGCCGGTGGGGGCGGTTGCGAAGCGCTCTTCGTGCTGCGCCAGCTGGTCGGCGACGACCTGCAGGCCGGCGGCGATGTCGGCCGCATCGGCGTCAGCTGCGGCGGCCGGCTTCTTCTTGAACATGCTGCGCAGGCGCACGGCGATCGACTCGCTGGTCGGCTCGAACTCGATGGTCGATTCGATGGCGGCGGTGAACAGGTTGCCTGCGTCGTGCTTCCGGCCAGCGTAGGGCGAGGCGGTCGGATTCTGCGCCGAGAACGCGAGGATCTCGGTACCCAGCGATGCCGGGCTATCAGTGATGCCCAGGCCGACCAGGTAGGCCGCGCCGGTGTCGGCGAATTTCTCGTTGATTTCGATCGACGTGTAGATCTTTTGCTTGGCCTTGGTCAGCGCGACCAGGTCGGGCGTCGGCTCGATGGATGCGAACAGCGCCAGCTTGCCGTCCTCGACCTCTTGGGTCTCGAGAGCGAGCACGTCGCCGTAAGCGCGGAACGGGCTGTCGGGCACGATGCCGCGAATGTGTTCCAGCCAGATCCGGGCGCCGTACTTCTTGGGGTCGTAGGCCGTCGCCATCTGCGTCAGCCACTCGCGCGCGATCAAGCGGCCGTCGGTGGTCGCCCCCTCGGTGGCCACGCGGAACATTTTCGATTTGTATTTCTGGTTGGTGGTCGACATCGCGATCCCGGATAGTGTTGAACACGTCCGGCAGATAGTCGCGATTCGACGAAAGCACCGCCACGCGGTGCAGTGGTAGTACCGCCCATTACCCAAGCGCCAAGCGGGTTTGCGCGTGGTGCGCCGATAGTCTGCGGGCATGTCACTGCCCGCCGCTTCCCCCGAGAAAACCGATAACCGACGCCTCGCCAAGTTCCTCTACTGGCAGGGGTGGACGATCACGGCTGTCGCCGATCACCTCGGCGAGAAACGCGCCACGGTCGAGGCCTGGAAGCAGCGCGACGGGTGGGCTGATGCGCCCGCGATCCAGCGGGTCGAAGGCGCGATCGAGGCCCGCATGGTGCAGCTCGTGATGAAAGACATCAAGAGCGGCGGAGACTACAAGGAAATCGACCTGCTCGGTCGCCAGATCGAGCGCCTGGCGCGCGTCGCGCGGTACAGCGAGACCGGGAAAGAGACTGATCTGAATCCGCGCATCGCGTCACGCAATGCCGGCCCACGGCGCCAGGCCGTGAAGAACGAATTCAGCGACGCGCAGCAGGAAGCGCTGCTGACGGCGTTCCGTGACAGCCTGTTCGACTATCAGCGCGCATGGTATCGGGAGATGCACCAGCGCACGCGCGCGCTGCTGAAAAGCCGGCAGATCGGCGCGACCTGGTACTTCGCGCGCGAAGCCCTCGTCGACGCCGTGCAGACGGGGCGCAATCAGATCTTCCTGTCCGCCTCGAAGGCGCAGGCGCACGTCTTCCGCCAGTACATCGTCGCCTTCGCGCGCGAGGCATGCGACGTGGATCTGAAGGGCGACCCGATCATCCTCGCCAACGGCGCCCACCTGTACTTCCTCGGCACCAACGCGCGCACCGCCCAGGGCTACCACGGCAACTTCTATTTCGACGAGTTCTTCTGGACCGGCCGCTTCCAGGAACTCAACAAGGTCGCGTCGGGCATGGCGCTCCACAAGCACTGGCGGAAGACCTACTTCAGCACGCCCAGCAGCATGAGCCATGAGGCCTATCCGTTCTGGACGGGCGACTTGTTCAACCGCCGGCGTCCGAAGGCTGACCGCAGGCTGATCGACGTGACGCATGCCGCGCTGAAAAACGGCATGCTCGGCGCCGACAAGATCTGGCGGCAGATCGTCACCATCATGGACGCGGCCGCCGGCGGCTGCGACCTGTTCGACATCGACGAGCTCAGGAACTTCGAGTACAGCCCCGACCAGTTCGAGAACCTGCTGATGTGCGGGTTCATCGACGATACGGCGTCGGTGTTTCCGCTCGCCGAGCTGCAGCGGTGCATGGTCGATTCGTGGGAAGTCTGGGAGGACTTCAAGCCGTTCGCGACGCGGCCCTTCGGCCAGCGGCCGGTCTGGGTCGGCTATGACCCTTCGCACACTGGCGATCACGCCGGATGCGTTGTCGTCGCGCCGCCAGCAGTGCCTGGTGGGAAGTTCCGCGCCCTCGAGCGGCACCAGTGGCGCGGGATGGACTTCGCCGCGCAGGCCGAGGCGATCCGGGCCATCACGCAACGCTACAACGTGACGCACATCGGCATCGATGCGACTGGCTTGGGCCAGGGCGTGCTGCAGATCGTGAAGACGTTCTATCCCGGTGTGCAGGCGCTCACATACTCGCCCGAAGTGAAGACCCGCCTCGTCTTGAAGGCGAAGGACACGATCAGCAAGGGCCGGCTCGAATTCGACGCCGGCTGGATCGACCTTGCCCAGGCTTTCATGGCCATCACGAAAACGACCACAGCCACCGGCCGCGCCGTCACCTACGTGGCCGGACGCAGCGAAGAGACCGGCCATGCCGATCTCGCATGGGCGTGCATGCATGCCCTCGATAACGAACCCTTGGCCGGCCACACGCCGGCGAACACTGGATGCATGGAGATTTATTGATGAGCGATACCGCAATGGCGGTTGCCGCGCCCGACCTGGTCGACGCCGCGCCGAAGCCCGAAGGGATGGCCTTCACGTTCGGCGATCCCGAAAGCGTGCTGGATCGGCGCGAGCTCTTCGACTACGCCGAGGCCGCATGGAATGGACGGTGGTACGACACGCCGGTCAGCTTCGACGGCCTGGCCCGGACCTTCCGGGCGAGCACCCATCACAGCTCGGCGATCTACGTGAAGCGCAACATCCTCGTGTCGACATTCAAGCCGCACCGGCTGCTGACGCGCGACCAGTTCAGCCGGTACGCGCTCGACTCGCTGGTGTTCGGCAATGCATACCTGGCTCGCGTCGACGCAGTCAGCCGGCGCCCGTTGCGCCTCGAGCGGCGCATGGCCAAGTACATGCGACGCGGCCAGGGCGACCAGTTCTTCCAGGTCAACCCGTTCGGCGACGCCTTTGAATTCCCGGCCGGCAGCGTCTTCCACCAGCAGGACGCCGACATCGATCAGGAGGTGTACGGCCTGCCCGAGTACCTGAGCGCTCTGAGCTCCGCGCTGCTGAATGAATCGGCGACGCTGTTCCGACGCAGGTACTACCTGAACGGATCGCACGCCGGGTACATCCTGTATCTGTCCGACGCCGTGCACAACGCCACCGACGTCGACGCGCTGCGCGACGCCATGAAGCGCTCGAAGGGGCCGGGCAATTTCCGGAACCTGTTCATGTACGCACCGAACGGCAAGAAGGACGGCGTCCAGGTGATCCCGCTCAGCGAAGTCACGGCGAAGGATGAATTCTTCAACATCAAGAACATCACCCGCGACGACATTCTGGCAGCTCACCGCGTGCCGCCGCAGCTGCTGGGCATCGTGCCCAGCAACTCGGGGGGCTTCGGCGCGATCGCGCCGGCGGCGAAGGTGTTCGGGGCAAACGAGCTGCGCCCCCTGCAGGCGCGCCTGGCGGCCGTGAACGAGTGGATCGGCGAAGAGGTGGTGACCTTCGACCCGTACCAGGTCGACGACACCGACTGA